ATGCCAATATTAGCTGAAAATAACAAACCAAGACTTTTATATTATTTCAAAAAAAGAGGTTATAGAGGTTTTGCAATGAATAGGCCAGATAGAAGTAGAAACAAGTTATCTGTAACAGAAAAAGAAATAGGTGGTATACCTAACTCAAGTGAAGATATAAAACAAGCACACGCTGCTGCTATTGAATCTTACATAGAAACATTTGTAGGTTTAAAAGAAACAGGTTATGGTGATATGTATTTTCAAAGAACATTAGAAGACTGGGCTAAATTTAACATAAACAATAGAACTTCTCACGATGCATCTATTAGCTCAGGACTAGCTTTAATGGCTTGTAATAAACATAGGTATACGCCAGTAAATAGAAGAAAAACAGAACCGGTTGATATAGGTATCAAAAGATACGATAACAGAGGTTATACATCAAAAATAATAAGTTAAATGAACGTTTATACTAATAATAATAGCTCTTTTCCTAGTCAAGTTGTAAGTAACGAAGAAAAAGACACATTTGAATATGGAAAGCAAGTTGCTCAAGCTATAGAGTATGAGTGGTTTAGACAAGGTAGAACTAACGGTAATAGATATTTAACAAACTGGAATAACTTTCACAATTTAAGACTTTATGCTCGAGGTGAGCAATCAATACAAAAATATAAAGATGAGTTATCTATAAACGGTGATTTGTCTTATCTTAATTTAGACTGGAAGCCGGTACCAATTTTATCTAAATTTGTAGATATTGTAGTTAATGGTATATCTAAGAAAAGTTACGACATAAAAGCATACGCTCAAGATCCTCAGTCAGTAAAGAAAAGAACTGATTACGCTGCTAAGCTTTATGAGGACATGGTAGCCAAAGACTATATACAAAGCGTTAACGAGGTGCTAGGTATAAACCTTCATCAATCATCAGATCCTGGTAGCGTTCCAGAATCTAAAGAAGAGCTAGAGCTTAAAATGCAATTAAGCTATAAGCAGTCTATAGAAATCGCAGAAGAAGAAAGTATATCTACTGTTTTTGCGCAAAACAAATATGATCTAGTTAGACGTAGACTTAATATGGATTTAACTGTATTGGGTATTGCTGCTGCTAAAACTAATTTTAATATCTCTGAAGGTGTTAAGGTTGATTATGTTGATCCAGCTAATATGGTTTATTCTTATACAGAAGACCCAAACTTTGAAGACGTATATTACGTAGGTGAAATAAAATCAATAACAATACCAGAGCTTAAAAAAGAATTTCCTAATATATCTGAAAAAGAGCTAGAGCGTATTCAAAACATGCCTGGCAATAGACAATATATAAGTGGTTGGGGTAATTATGACGAAAATACAGTTCAAGTTTTATACTTTGATTATAAAACATACCAAAATCAAGTGTTTAAAATAAAACAGACAGATCAAGGGTTAATGAAAGCTATCGAAAAGCCAGATACTTTTAATCCACCAGAAAGTGATATGTTTGAAAGAGTTTCAAGAACTATAGAAGTTCTATATAACGGAGCTTTAGTGTTAGGCACTGATACACTTTTAAAATGGGAGTTAGCAGAGAATATGTCAAGACCTTATGCTGACACGACTAAAGTTGCTATGAATTATGCTATTTGTGCACCTAGAATGTACAAAGGCAGAATAGAGTCAGTCGTCAGTAAATGTATTGGTTTTGCTGATATGATACAAATAACACATTTAAAGCTTCAACAAGTGCTTTCAAGAATGGTGCCAGATGGTGTTTATCTTGACATGGACGGTTTAGCTGAGGTTGATCTTGGTAATGGTACAAACTATAATCCAGCTGAAGCGTTAAATATGTATTTTCAAACTGGTTCTATTGTTGGTAGATCGTTGACGCAAGACGGTGAAATGAATCACGGTAAAGTGCCTATACAAGAGCTTAGTAGCTCTAATGGCTATGGTAAGATACAAAGTTTAATACAAACGTATCAATACTACTTACAGATGATACGTGATGTGACAGGGCTTAATGAAGCTAGAGATGGTAGTACTCCTGATAAATCTACTCTTGTAGGATTACAGAAGCTAGCCGCTAACGCGTCTAACGTAGCTACTAGACATATTGTTCAGTCTAGCTTGTATCTAACTCTTAAACTAGCAGAGAACGTTTCTCTTAAAATAGCTGATGCTTTAAGATTTCCACTAACAAGAGCATCGTTACAAAACTCTATATCTAACTACAATATAAAGTCATTAGACGAAATTGTAGATTTAAATTTACATGACTTTGGTATATTCTTAGAGCTAGAACCAGATGAAGAAGAAAAAGCTCAATTAGAGCAAAACATACAGGTTGCTTTACAATCAGGCGGTATTGATCTTGAAGACGCTATTGACATACGTCAGATTAAGAATCTTAAACTAGCCAACCAAATGCTTAAAATTAAGCGTAAGGTTAAAATGGAAAGAGATCAAGCTAATCAACAAGCTAATATCGCTGCTCAAGCCGATGCTCAAGCTCAAACAGCTGAAAGAACAGCTATGGCAGAAGTTCAAAAACAAGAAGCTATATCTGGTTCTAAAGTTCAATTAGAGCAAGCTAAAACAGCTATGGACATTAAGAAAATGGAGCAGGCTTCGTTTATTAAGCAGCAAGAAATGGAAAGACAATTCCAATACGATATGCAGCTTAAGCAAATGGATATGCAAGTTCAGAAAGGTAAAGAGCAATTTATAGAAGATCGTAAAGATAAACGAACTAAAATACAAGCAACACAACAAAGTGAAATGATAAGTCAAAGAAAAAACGATGGCTTACCAATAGACTTTGAAAACGAACCAGATCAAGGTTTAGGAGCATTTATGTAATGCTATAACATTTTTTTAAATTATATTATATTATGTCAGAAGTAAAAACAAATGAACCTGTTAAGCAGGAAGGTGATTTTAAATTAAAAAAGAAAACACCAAAAAAACTAACAAAAACCAAAGAAGCGGTTACTAAAGTAAATGTAAACCCAAAAGAGCCTCTAGTAGAATTAGAGCCTGAGGTTAAAAAAGTAGTAATACCAAAACAAGAAGAAGAAAATGCCGTTCAAGCACAAGAGACAAATGATAGCAATGTTGTTGTCGAAAAACCCAAAGACAGTGGCAACAGCGAAAGAGTGGTTGAAGAAGTACGGACCGCCGAAGAAGCAATAGAAATAATTGAAGAAGCTTCAGAGATTAAGCAAGAGCTTAAGGAAGCTGTAAGAGATGAAAAAGTAATAGGTAAGCAATTACCTGAAAACATAGAAAAACTAGTTAACTTCATGGAAGACACTGGTGGATCTGTAGAAGATTACGTAAGACTTAACGCTGATTACTCTAGCGTAGACGATAACACATTGTTAAAAGAGTATTATAGAAAAGAAAAACCATATCTTGATAATTCAGATATTGATTTGTTGTTAGAAGATTTTGAATATGATGAAGATTTAGACGAAGATAGAGATATACGCAAGAAAAAACTTGCATTTAAAGAAGAAGTTGCAAAAGCCAGAAACTTTTTAGAGGAAACTAAGGAAAAATATTACGCTGATATCAAGTTGAAATCAAACGTAAATCCTGACACTCAAAAAGCTATGGACTTTTTCAATCGATATAATAAGCAGCAAGAAGCTACTAAGCAACAGCACGAAGAGTTTAAAAACAATACTAAAAAACTTTTTACCGAAGATTTCGAAGGTTTCGATATTAACGTTGGTGAAAATAAATATAGGTATAAAATTCAAAACACAGAGTCTGTAGCCGATAAACAATCAAACATTAACAATCTAATCGGGAAGTTCCTTGATAAAAACGGATCTGTTAGTGATTATAAAGGTTATCACAAAGCTATGTATGCTGCTGAAAACGTAGATAAAATAGCAGCGCATTTTTACGAGCAAGGCAAAGCTGATGCTGTTAAAAATGTTGTTGATAGTTCTAAAAACTTAAGTGATGCAAAAGCTAGGCCATCTAATAATGGTGATGTGTTTTTAAATGGCTTTAAGGTTAGAGCAATTAGCGGTGCTGATTCTACAAAATTAAAAATAAAAACTAAAAAATTTAACTAAAAAAATTATTTATTATGAGTTTAGATCCTAAATTTGGAGATTTGATTCCAAGTCAAAAGCAAGAGCTTTTGAACTCTAACTACTTAAAATTTAACGACGGTGGCGCTGGAAACACTGATACATTTGCTCAGCAGTACCTACCTGAAATTTACGAACAAGAAGTAGAGCGTTACGGAAACCGTACGTTATCTGGCTTCTTACGAATGGTTGGCGCTGAAATGCCAATGACATCTGATCAAGTAATTTGGTCTGAGCAAAATAGATTACATATTTCTTACGAAGGATGTACTCTTCCTTCTGTCACTACTATTGATTTACAAGTAAATGGTGGAACTATTCAAAATGTTATCTCTCCAAGAGCTACTATTGTTGTTTTAGATCCAGCTACTGGACTTGAAGCTAAGTGTTTAGTTACAGATTCTAACACTGCTAACGCTGGTGTTGGAGCGGGTATAATTACTGTAAAACCTTACAACGCACTTGATCTTACAGGCTTTACTACTTCAGGATTAAAAGTTTTTGTATATGGTTCTGAATACGTAAAAGGTGGTCAAATTGACGCTGCAACTGCTGGTGGAGCAAACACTGGAACTCAGTACGTAAGTGTTGATCCTCAGTTTACACAGCATTCTAATTCACCAATTATCCTTAAAAGCCAGTACGTAGTATCTGGATCTGATATGGCGCAAATTGGATGGGTAGAAGTTGCGACTGAAGACGGAACATCTGGATATTTATGGTACTTAAAAGCTGAATCTGAAACAAGATTACGCTTTGAAGATTACTTAGAAATGTCAATGATTGAAGGTGAAAAAGTTGGAGGTGCATCAGCAATTACTGCTGCTGAAGGAAAAGGTACTGAAGGTTTGTTCGCTGCTATCGAAGATCGTGGTAACGTAAACGTTGGGTTTACTGCTGCTGCTGGTCTTGACGCTTTTGATGATATCTTGAAAAACCTAGATACTCAAGGAGCTATTGAAGAAAACATGTTATTCTTAAAGAGACAAACTGCTTTAGATTTTGATGATATGTTAGCTGCAATCTCTAGTGGAGCTGCTGGTGGTACTGCTTTTGGATTGTTTGAAAACTCTGAAGAAATGGCATTGAACTTAGGGTTCAGCGGTTTCCGTAGAGGTTCTTACGATTTCTACAAAACTGATTGGAAATACTTAAACGATGCTTCAACACGTGGCGCTGTAGATGGAATTGCTTCTATCGAAGGTGTATTAATTCCTGCTGGAACTTCTACAGTATACGATCAAATTTTAGGAACTAACATTCGTCGTCCATTCTTGCACGTACGATACAGAGCTTCACAAGCTGATGATCGTCGTATGAAGTCATGGTTGACTGGTTCTGCTGGTGGCGCGTTTACTTCAACTCTTGATGCTATGGAAGTTAACTTCCTATCTGAAAGATGTTTAGTAACTCAAGCTGCTAACAACTTTGTATTATTCAAAGGAATCTAATAATGATTCAAACTTAATAATACCCCCGTCTTCGGGCGGGGTATTATTTTTATAACTATTTAATTTTATTATATTATGGCTAAAAAAGTCAAAGCAGGAGAAACTGTTGAGGTTGCACCTCAAGAAACTGTTGTAATTGAAGCACCAGTAAAAACACAACCAAAAACAACTAAACCAAGTTGGGAAATTAAAGATAGAATTTATTACTTAAAAGGTAACAAAACACCGCTAACTTTAACAATACCAAGTAGACACACTTCTAAACATTCTTTATTATATTTTGACAAAGAATCTGGTGTTCAAAAAGAAATTAGATATGCAACTAATCAAAGCTCACCTCTAATTGAAGATCAAAAAGGAGAGGCTACGTTAGGTCATATTACTTTTAAAGATGGTGATTTAAGAGTTCCAAAAGAACAACAAAACTTACAAAAGTTGTTATCATTATACCACCCTTTAAGAGGTAAACTATATGAAGAATTTAGTGCTGTAGAAGAAGCTACGGATCAATTAGATATATTAGATCTTCAAATTGACGCAATGAACGCAGCTAGAAACATAGACATAGATCATGGTGAAGCTATATTGAGAGTTGAGTTAGGTTCTAAAGTCGCTACAATGAGCTCTAAAGAAATAAAAAGAGATCTAATGTTGTTTGCTAGAAATAATCCACAGTTATTTATTCAATTAGCTAATGACGATAATGTTCAGTTAAGAAACATTGCTATTAGAGCTGCTGAAGCAGGTATTATAGTACTGTCTCAAGATCAGAGAACATTTACATGGGGTTCAAATGGTAGAAAACTAATGAATGTACCTTTTGATGAAAATCCTTATTCAGCCTTTGCTGCTTTCTTAAAAACAGACGAAGGTGTTGAAATCTATAAATCTATAGATAAAAAACTATAAAAACAAGTGATACTATAACATAGGCGGTTTCGGCCGCCTTTTTAGTATTTATATAAAAATATAAAATGGCAGTAAACGTAAACACAGTATACACAACAATCTTGTACATATTAAACAAAGAGCAAAGAGGTTATGTAACACCTTCTGAGTTTAACAGTATTGCTGATTTAGTACAAAAAGAAATATTCAATTCTTATTTTCCAAACGGAAATCAACAGAATAGAAAAAATCAAAACAACTCTGAAAATGACACAGAGTTTTTTAACATGTCTAAAGATGTAGAATACAAGCTATTTCCTTTTAAAAAGGATATAACATTTACATATGACGTTGCTAATAATTCTTTTTACAATGCAACCTCTTCAAGCATATATAAAATAGGTGAAGTTGTAATAACCTACGATGGTCAACCTAAATATGAGTCAATAGCTCAATTATCTGACAAAAGAGATTTTGAAAAAATAACAAGATCAAAGCTTACAACTCCAACTAAACAATACCCACTTTTTATAACTACAAACGCAACACCTACTTCTTTAACTAATAGGTTGGCTTTAAAAGTATCGCCTTGGACATCTTTAACTTCTGGAAATGTTGTGGCTAGTTGTTTGTTAAATCCAACTTCTCCAAACTGGAATTTTACTGTTGGTTCTGTTGGTCAATATATATATTCAGCAAATAATTCAGTAGATTTTCAATTAGATATATCAGAGCAAACAAACTTAATAATCAACATATTAAAGTATTTTGGCGTTATTATAAACGATCCTACTATAATTCAAGTAGCTGAACAAGAAAGCCAAGCAGTTCAAATAAACGAAAAATCTTAAATAAATGAGTGCAGAAACTAACCAACAATATTATCAAGGCGCTCAGCCTTTCTTAGTCACTGACGTAGCTGGCCAAAGTTCTTTCGTAACTACTTTTAATACGGATTTAGTTTTTGGATCATATGATAATACAGAAACGAACTACGCTTTAAACAATTTTAAGCTATATACTAGTACGACTGGTTTGCCAGGAAGTTTTACAGAGTACACTAGTCAATATGAAGTAAGTAACAATACAATACATATAGGCACAAAAGCCGTTCCAGTTTTATTACCTCAAAACACTTTTGTTGTTGTTCAATTAAAAACACTTAGCGGTGGTAACTATGGAGCTCAAGATGCTTTTGGTGATACTGTAGAAGAGAATTACGGCGGTTATAGTTATATAATTTTAAATGATGCTATAGACAACTTTATGGTTGGTTATGTTGGAGATGGTAAAATAATACAAAAAGCTAAAAAATCTGACGTATTGTTTTTTGCTAAAAGATCTTTACAAGAATTTAGTTATGATACTTTAAAAAGCATACACTCTCAAGAATTAACCGTACCTGCTAGTCTTAGCATTGTTATACCCGAAGATTACGTGAACTATGTAAATATATCTTGGATAGATAGTGCTGGCGTAAAAAGACCTTTATTTCCTACTAACAATTTAACTATATCACCGTATAACAGTCCGGTCCAAGATACAGCTGGAGTTCCGGTTCAAGACAACTTTGGTGAAAATATAGAAGGTACTTCTATAACAGAAGAAAGATTTAAAAAGTTAAATACACAATTTTTAAGTAATAACTTTAATTTAGATGAGTGGGCGTATTTTAGCGAAGCCTACGGTTATAATGGAAACTGGAACTTAGGACAGTTTTACGGTACAGATCCTCAATACTCTAACATGAATGGTTATTTTATGATGAACGAAAGAGAAGGCAAGATATCTTTTTCTAGTAATTTAGCTGATAGAATTATTGTATTAGAATACATATCTGACGGCTTAGCTCACGATCTAGACACTAAAGTGCCTAAGCTTGCAGAAGAAGCTCTATATGCTTCTATATTACATTACATCGTATCTACTAGAGCAAATCAACCTGAGTATTTAGTACAAAGATTAAGAAGAGATAAAAGCTCTAAACTAAGAAACGCTAAAATTAGATTATCTAATATTAAACTTACTGAAATAGTTCAAGTTATGCGAGGTAAATCTAAATGGATAAAACACTAAAATTAAATGGCAGAAGTTAAAAATAGTTTTCTAAAATCCAAGATGAATAAAGATCTTGATGATAGATTAGTGCCTAATGGTGAATACAGGGACGCTGTTAATGTTTCTATAAATAAATCTCAAGGAGATGGTTCAGCTGAAGGAAACGTTGGAACAATTCAAAATGTTTTAGGTAATGAAAAAATTGCTGATTTTTCTTCTATTATACCTGGAAATTTAAAAGGTTTAAATGTTATAGGTATATTGCCAGATGACAACACTAATACTATTTTTGCCTTTCTAACAAACAACACGCTGCAGCCATATATACCTACTGGAGCTGTAGGCAAAGCTAGTTCTTATCCTAGCGATCAAGATAGTGATAACATTGGCGCTACTATTATAGGAGGTGGAACAGGTTATACTTCTGATACAAATGTAACAACAACTTCTTTAGGTGGTGTTGGTACTGGAATGAGATTAACTACAACTGCTGTGGCTGGCGTTATAACAAATGTTGTAATAACAAATCCAGGGACTGGCTATGTAGTGGGTGATCAACTTCAAATTAACGGCGGTGATAACAATGCTAGTATACGAGTATCATCTGTAGAAGGACCTATAACTATAACTAATCAAGGCGCTGGTTATACAACTCCAATAGTTGGAACTACTAGTTATGTATCTGGTAGCGGCAATGGAAAAGAAATGACTGTTTCCGCTGTTGTTAGTGGAGGTCAAATAACTTTTCTTAGAATAACAAACTTTGGTGGAGGTTATGAAATTGGAGATGTTTTATCAGTAGACGGAGGAACAACGTCTTGTGAGTTTACAATAGACTCTTTACTACCTTCGTATAGTGCTATTGTTTCTTTAAATCCTAACATATCTAGTAGCTTTAAAATAATAGCCGAAGGTTCTTGGCTTAATTTCTCTACTCAAGCGTCTATAACTGGTGTTAACATAATAGAACAACTTTTATTTTTTACAGATAATAGAAATCAACCTAGAAAAGTAAACGTAAATAGAAATCCTGGTTACTACACTACAGAAGATCAAATTTCTGTAGCTAAATACTATCCTTATCAGTCCATAGAATTATATAGACCTAGCCAAGCAGAGGCAAACTTAACTACTACACCTGTTTCGGCTACAACAGACGCTATTAATAATAGTCAAATAATAACATTAGCAACCACATCTGGGACTTTAACACAGACGCTGGGTATTATTGGTGCTGGTGTTTTACCTGGAACTTTTGTTACAGAAATAAATTGGCCGACAAGTGTGACTGTTAATCAACCTCAAACATTAACCGCTGGCACAGCTATAGAATTTGTTCAAGCTGAGTCATCTATGCAAGATGC